TGTCCAAAGTTCCTCTGGAACCGGCTGGTCCCAAGGGAGACCAAGTTCCTGGTGGTGGATGCCCAGCTCGATTTCCCACTTTTTCAGGCTCTGCTTCTTCGAACAGAAGTCATAGACATCCGTATAACTGACGTTATACGCCTCTCCAAAGAAGCAATTTTTGGAGCCGTTGATGATTCTCGTGGAGAGCTTATAAAGTTGTTCGTTCGTGTACCCCATAAGCCGTGCATAGAGAATATGATTGTCGTATCTCCGACAGTTAAAGCCGACCAGAGGGTATTTCATTAACTCCTCAATCTCAGTAGGGGAGGGGTTAATCATCCTGACAACAGGTTTGTTCTCACCTTCAATTTTCCAGTTTACAAGAAAGAGGTTCGGAAAGACCTCTACATCGTAGAAAACAAGTTTCTTTTCCTTTGCATCGGTTGCAGAAGAAATATCATTTGACTGGAACTTCATCTTATTGACGAGTTTGATGCAGTAATCAGACTGATTGCTTGCGCTGGCCGCAAAGGCCAATATAGCGGGTCGCATGTCGGTCACATCATAATGGAGACCAGATTTGTATGCATCATCAAGGATTTTGTAGATAAAATCGCAGCTTGGTTTTGTGTTCGGATGGATTTCCTTGTTGAGGTTTCGTCGTAGCTGCTCCCGAAGACCTCTTTCGCTTTGCACAGCGGTGAAATTTACCATCTTTTTTTCTCCTTTCTTCAGTGGAAGCCCAGAGCTGATTGTGGCTATCGGCAAGTTGTTACACTTTGACAGCCTCCTCCGAAGTGAGCTATTGCCCTTAAAGACCTTCACCTCAATGTCTTTGGCATATATGCAGCTCAATTCCTCTGGATTTCCTGCGTAAATATAATGGAGATGGATGCCTGCTCCGCCTTTACTCAGCTCAGCATAGGTGGCAGGCCACTTGCTTGCTTCCTTCAAGTTCAGCTCAAAGGATTTGTTGCCGTTTTCGTCTTTCAAGTCAAAGTCAATGACGATATGATTCAATGGCAACTTGACATAGTGGAGTTTGCTCGTATCCAGACTCGACAGAGTGGTCCTCACATTAGCCCATTTTCTGAGAGGAGTTTCCTCGTCCGAAGCGTATTGAGCAATGCAGTTAGCACACTCTTTATCGAATATGGACTCGGTAAAGCTGAAGTCAATCAAAGCCGGTTCTGATTTTTTCGTGTCATCTTCACCGGGGCCCTCAAATTTTTCCGTTCGGAATCCTGTAAAATAGCTTCTCACTCGGGTTCCATCTTCAAGATTGAAACGCTCTTTGAACTCTCGGAAATAATTCTTCAATTCCTCCTTGAAGGCGCGTTGGCCAAATGGATAGGCCACTTTAGCCTCCTCGCAATAAGTCTTATACATTTCCCATGCGGCCTTGAGAGTTGTTCCATCCTCTCTCTTGAACACCGGATAGGAGTCAATCACGAAGTTATAGAAGTCGTTTGAAGCGCCCAGCATTGAAACAGGAATATAACTGTCGTATGCTGCCGGGTTTTCTTCGTAGACCGCCTTACAATGCCAGGCAATTCCACCAAGCTCGAAGGACACCTGCTTCATGATTTTTTTGTACTCAGAAGGGGACAGCTTGTCTCCGGATGGAGAAACATCAATCAGTCTTCGGATAAGGCCGGAACGACCATCTGTGATTTTCACAGGCTTGTTGGTGCCCATAAAAAGGAAGCACTTAAATCGGCTGGCATAAGTGCTTCGAAATTTCTCATTTACAGTCATCAATTCGTGAGAAACCAAGCTGTTGAGCCTGGTGTTGTCCTCAATCCTCGACAAATCACCGTCGTGCTGGATCGCTACCAGCGGGTTCGTCTTAAATGCCTCCAATGCAAAGGCATTGTTTGAAGAACCCAATGCTTTGGCGTCAAACACCGAATAATATCCGTCAAACAGCTGCTGAATGATGTTCAGGACCGTCGACTTACCCGTACCCGCTGCGCCATACAGCACCATAAACTTCTGGAGCTTTTTGGAATCGCCGGTTACGATCGAGCCGATAGCCCATTCGATTTTGTGACGCTCTTCCGGTGAATAGATGACGGACATGAGTTTGTCATAAGCCGAAATATCGCCTTGCTCAATGGGATAGGACAGCTTTTTGCTGGCATAGTCCTCTTTTTTGGTCTCAGCGTTTGAAAATATAAGAGACTCGTCCAGCATGTGAAACGAATCCCTCATTTGTTTCTGGCAATATTTATGCCACGCATCAACCATGCCGGATTCTGCATCCCACATATGCAGGACTTTAACGGCTCCATCAATTTTTTCCTTATGCTCTTTGTAATAGGCATCAAGCTCCCGGTCAATCAGTTTCAAAGCATCGTTTTCATCCGTTGACCAGAGCTTTTTTTCTTCTATCCAGATGGCATAAAAGTCGCCTCCTCTTATCATCAGGTCGGAACTCCGCTTGATGATGAATTTCGGATAAATCTCAACTAAGCCCTGCTTCTTAGACCTGGTCGAGATCATTAAGAAATCAAGCATCGTTCTTCCTCCTATGCACTTTCACCGTTGAGAAGTTCGTCAAAGTACCACATCATTTGATACCAAATCTCAACCCCTCTCAAATCATAACGAGAGCGATTGAGTGTAACCAATCCGCCCTCTCCATTTCTTTTGTACTCACGATTAAGAAACTTCTGAATAATATCATTGGCTTCTGTTTCATTAAAGTTGTCATCATTCATATGACTTAAACCGAGATTCTTAATCATGGTCCAGAACCACTGCCCGGTTCGGTCTCCTTCATCGGCATCGGACATGATACTTTCCTCACAGCGATTGGAGAGTGCGACAAGCATCTCCAACACGCTGCAAGGTTTATTATCCAGATAATGGGCAATTACTCTTTCTTCAACGTCATTCTCATAGCCAAATCGGTATCTCAAGTCGATACCATCACTTGCCCGATTACCGTCCATGGCAATCAAGTAAGTGAATTCTACGCCATGAAGAAAGTGCAACAGCTTGTGATAGAATCGTCTTGGGTATTTCCTACTGGATACCATACGGCACATCCAGCTGAAATACTGATTTTCGATTTGACTCATGTTACATCCTCCAGGTTAGTTGTAAAAACCCGACCATGTTCCAAGGTCGAGTAAGATTTCATAATCTGTTTTTCGTCGGTCATTTCTGACAAATACGGAGTCCTCTTCGTACTCGCCGAAGTGATTCAGAGAATCTTTGCCGATCGTTCCTTCGACATCGTCAATTTCGTAGTCGTTTTCATCGGCAAGGACGCCGTCACGTTTGTAATATGTGAGACTGATCTGATTGTAGTCATCCAGCTCACCATACTCATCGGGGGAAATAATGTAGGGTCGCTCAACTTCCTCGTAAGAGTCCTGAGAATATCCAGCTTCCTCCAAAACGGAACCATACTCCTTTCTGTCATGCTTCTTTTCCAAAGCGTGCTCCTTGGCCCGGTAAGACTCCTTCACGGATTCGATTTCGTTCTGGGCAATCTCCTCGTAGTTTCTGGCAAAATATTTCTCAGCTACAATGACACCGGCAGCGAATCCCAGAACAAACGCTACGATCGTTTTACCTCTGTTCATCTTCTTTTTCCTCCTTGTCGTTAATGGTCATGATGGTTAAGCTCAAGCCTCCAAAAAGAAGGGAGATACTCATAAGAGCACCTCCCACAATATGACGCTTGCGCCTGGAATTCAGGGTATAGTCCAGAATTGACACGAGAGAATCGAGTCCTTCAAACATACCTTCCACCTCCGACAAGAATGCTCAGTCCGGAGACAAAGCTGATTCCAGCCATAGCGGCCAGAATATAAGCGGCGATACTGTTTGTGTTGTTCATAGTAGTCACCTCCGTATTAAATAAGGTCCAGAATAACTCCGTCAACATTAAAGTCAAGCAGAATTGAGCGCTCGTAGCCGTTCACAAAGTCGCGTGCTCTGGAATTATGAACGTCATAAATGCCAAAATCGACATAGTTGTCGCCTTCGGGATTTCCGACATTGTATGTCCAGCCGACACACTGGCCAGCTTTTGTCTGCTGAAGTCCCAGCGCCTCGTACACTTCATTCAGGAACAAATATCCTTTAGACTTTAACTTATCATTTGCCCAATTCTGCTGAGCACGCAGGAACATGAGGTTATACTCGGATTCCTTCTCCCAATAAGGAGAAGACTCGTCAAAGAACCGGGCGTAAGGACTTGCGAAGACTTCTTCTCCGTCTGCCGTCTGGATCGTCTTCTTCACAACGGTTTCCTTGCCGTTCGCGTCAGCTTTCTTCTCCTCGACTTCAGTCGCTTTGATGCCGTATTTCAGCTCCTTGTCGACCTGCTCGCCGAACTTTTCGACGACACGCTTACGATAATTCTTGAAACTGCTGTCGACCGCGGTATAGGCAGCAGCAAGAGCGGCGTTGCGTTTACGAAGAATATGGTTAGACATAATAATGCTGCTCAGAGACAGCGCACCGAGAGCGATGGACGGGCCATACAGCTTTACCATCTTGATTCCGGTCTGAACGTATACGATGGTCGTATCCCGCTTCTTGTCCTCTTCGGAATATTTATCGGCCAGTTCAGGTTTCTCAGCACACTCATGGATGGCGTCAAGGTTGGTCTTGGCTTCGCCAATGACCTCAGACGCTTTCATAGTGGCTTTGCAAGCCATAACAGCACTTGCGACAACGCCGCAAACGCCGGCGACAATGAGGATCTCGGGGCTATGCTTGCGGGTTTTGAGCATACCACGATTCATGGTTGTGGTAGCAGTTTTTGCTACCGTATTCACAATATTTTTCAGATTCATAATTAGTCTCCTTTAAAATATAACTCAATCCAACGGAAGAGCTCTTGGAAGCTTCAGTTTATAGCCATCTCTTACTCGGATGACTTGTGCGTTGCGAATATCAGTCCAGCCATAGTCGCAATCGGTGAATTCTCCGCTTCTGCCAACAAGGTCGTTCAAGTCGGAAACAGACACAGTTCCGTATTTATCAATGAGCTCGTCCATGCTGTCCAGCACGTCCTCAGCCTCTCCACGTGTCTCAATGACAATATCATTGTAATCACTGGTTCTCCGTCTTGGCTGATTGCTTCTTTTTCGGTTAGAATCGTCATAGTATTTGTTGTATGACGTTCTATCACCAGTTTTCCGGGTATGACCGGTTTCACCGTACAGGAACATGTCGATGCCATTTGTTACAATCTTAGAAATGGTATCCTTAATTGCCGGAACAACGACTTCCAGAAAAATATAGCTTTTGACATTGTCGATATCTTCGCTCACAAAGGCTTCAGCGATTTTTTGCACGCTGCTTTTCTTTGCGATCTTAGCCTTGGCCACTGCTTTCTGGACCTTTTTCTCTGGCGGAGACTGTGCTGCCTCTTTGGACTTGTGAGAATTGGGCTTGTAGTTTTCAATCTCCATTAGATTGATACCTCCTCGATTTTACCCGGAAGTGAAATCCGAGTGGCTGCAATCATATTGTTTTCCATCTTGTACCTGTATGCCAGATTACTCTTAGCCTTTGCCGGGGTTGCGGCTACGGTCTCAGCGGAGTATCGGTCGCACACGCACTTATCAAAGTGCATAACAGGACCGTTGTAATAGTATTTTTTCATTTCGACCTCCTAAAAAGAAAAGGAAGACACCCTGTTAAGGATGCCTCCCCTTGAAATCCATTACTCGGCGTTTTCCTCCTGGACGACAGTATCATCGTCCTCGTCCGAGGTTTTCTCATGTTTCGCCTTGGACTTCTGGCGGTTGTCCCACTTCGCCTTCATCACCTTTCCGAAAGGCTTCAGCACCCGCCGGTACAGCTGTTGCACAGCAACCGTGCCAGCGGCGCCAAGGCTCACCAGAAGAAGGATGCCAGCGGCAGGATTCTCCTCTTCCGCAGAATCGTCCACGACGGTCTCAATTGTTTCCTCGTTCATAACGACATTGTTCTCTTCCATAGTAAAATACCTCCTAGAATTATTGGATTTTCTCCATAACACGCCTTGCGTTTTTGGCGTATTAGTATCTGTCAAAACCGTACTTCGGATGATTCCGATAGTCCAGGACCAAACACGGTGTGCCATCCGAAGCCAAAGTGGATGTAAAGTCTAATTCAATAAGACTGTCACGACTTACTGACCATCCCAGATCATCACCGATGCTCGTGCAGCCAAGTCCGAGCTCATAGTAGAAATCATTGAGGCTCAGGCAACCGTCCGACAGCATCCGTGCATTTACGTCATTGACGGTCTTTTTGATTTTGTCGATATCTGATTTGAAATATCTTCCTGAAATGGGCTCATAGCAAAGTGTTACGCCCTTTTCGGTGATGAAAACCTCTCTATTTTCAACGGGATTGTCTTCGATTTTACCTTTGGCGATGGCCTTCTTGACTTTTTCCAGCTTTTTCTCGCCGTCAACTTCGATGAGCTTGTCCTGAAAATCTTTCAATGCCGCCTCGGAGAGACCATAAGCTGCGGCCAGAGCTGCGTGCCTTCTGCGGCTAATGGAATATCCCTCGATAATGAGGGCAGAAGAGAGAACGGCGGTTGCGATGGTCGGAATATAATACTTTCCGGCAATTTTCACCGTATCGACGATGGTGAGATCGTGCCTACTCATGCCAGTTCTGTATTCGGCTGCTTCCTGGTCAAGCACCTTGATTGCCTTCGGAGTGGCGTGAATTGCCATGCCAATTGCGGTAAACATTCCAACGATTCCGATGCCTGCCAGAATTCCGGGGCTTGACTCCGTCATCTTTTTTCCGAGGGTGTTCAAAAAGTTCTTCATGTTACACCTATCCTTTCAAATATCAAACGCAGCGTGTAAAGCATCCAGCAGCTCTGTTGCCGTATCCTTTGCGGTTTCCATAATCAGCCGCCCAAGCGGTTCACTTGGGTCCAAACGGTCAATTTTTGCGATGAAATCCTCAATTGCCTGGCGAGGCGGAACATCGGGATTATTCTTGATGGCATCGAATAATTCTTTTGCCGTCCATCGTTCGAATGAACGCTTCCGAAACCAATAGCTAGGCCAATTCCTGCCTGGCGGGAAGAAATTTACTCTGGTATAGTGCTCAATGAAGCTCAGAGCAAAATTCGAGATCATCTCTGCTGGAACATCCAAGGGCGAAGAGCCCCTGTAATCAGGACTCTTCGTCTTCATTTCGTCTGGCCAGCTTCTTTTCGATTTTTTCATCAATCATTTCCGAGAGTCGGACGTCTTCGTAGATCTGCTGAATGACCGTCATGGCCATTCCAGCAATCGACAAGATCATGCCGACACTCTTGATTGCGATTTTCTTTTTCATAGGCTTCAGCCTCCCTTCGTAATACTACTTGTAAAAGTTGCGGTTAAATGCCGTCCACGTCAACACCTGTAATTTCCTTGAAAATAGCCTTGTCAAAGTTGGGCAAGTTCAGGATTACATCACGTTCATCCTGACTGAGCTTACGCCACCAATTCATGCTGTTTTCAGAAACGGCTACTTCCCGCAAATATCCGCCAGTGGTTTCATGTTCCGGGTGCGCAGCTTTTTCAGCATCGGTCATATCCTCAGCCAAAATCCATTCCAGATGATCGCAGTCCATCCGCTCCAACAGAGACCGGGCTTTGCTGTTCATCCAATCCCGATACGTCCAATCAGAAGGACGGTTGAACAGGTAAATCTTAGGCTCAACGGTGTTGAAGCAGCCATTGGAAAAGGAAGTCTTGTTATAATCGCCACTGTTATAATCGCCACTGTTACAGTCTCCGCTGTTATAATAGCCACTGTTCCAGTCTCCGCTGTTATAATTGCCACTGTTACAGTCTCCGCTGTTATAATCGCCACTGTTCCAGTCTCCGCTGTTACAGTTTCCACTGTTCCAGTTTCCGCTGTTCCAGTTTCCAATGTTATAATTGCCACTGTTACAGTCTCCGCTGTTCCAGTTTCCAATGTTCCAGTTTCCAATGTTCCAGTTGCCGCTGTTGTGGTTGCCGCTGTTGCAGAGTCCAGTGCAAGCCTTTCCCGTGTTCACAAGTTCCAGTACCTCAGTCCACGGGATTTCCCGCACGATCTGAATCTCATTGGTGCAGACCTTAGAATCTTTGCTTTCGGTGTCCACATCCCCTAAAGCAATGACCTCTGCAACGTGATTCTCAGGGTTGAAGGAATAGTAGTTGAAGCAATCAACGGGTTTCATACAGAAGTGGAAACCCGCCGAACAGCAAGACGGGCGAACATCTTCCTTGAACGTACCGGGGCAAGTGTACTGAAATCCCCGGCAAGTCCAGTCGGGTTCGAAAACCTTGTAACCCTTGACAGGCGCTTTAATCTTTGACATTATCATTCACCTCAAATAATAAGATTTAGAGATTTTTAAAATCGTGCTTCGCACATGCCTTCTGTAAAAGTTGCGTTCACAGCTCGTCCTCAAGCATTTCCGGATAAAATACCATCTCGATCACACAGCATTCGAGACCGTCGTCAAGCACAGTAGTGTGGTGGTTGAAGTCAATCCACATTATCCCGCTTTCCGGTGACCATCTCAGATCATTGCCGTTCTCGATCGGAACCAATCCGAGAAAACTGTAGAAGTCATTTACTGTGACATCTGCTCCACGCGTATAATTGCGATTCAGATGCATCTCGGCCTGAAGAACTTGGCCTATGGTCGACTCAAAGTATCTGTCGGAGAATGCGTCAAAAAACAGATGCTTATCCTCATCCGCGCCAAAGTCGGTTGTGGACGCTTCGCCGATGAAACCAGGGACCGTAATCGAAACGTTATCAGTTTTTTCTACCGCAATGGCGTCCATGACTTTTTGATGCGCCTCTTCGCCGTACAGCTCTTTGACTTTGGAAATATAATTCTGATGAGCATTTTTAATAATGGCGTATCCGCCAATCAGCGCCGCTTGCTGCCGTCTGTCATACGCTCTGACGCCGCAGATGCAGGCAATTGTGGCCACGCCCGCAGCAATCGCGGGAATATACGCGGGGGCTGCTACTTGTACTACCTCGAATGTTGTGAGTCCGTCATGTTTGGACTCCTCCGCTTCTTTTATAAGGGCTTGAGCCTTGAGGGCCGATTTGGAGGAGAGAACTGCCGTAGCAACAACCCCTCCAGCGCTGACAACCGTCAAAATGGTCGGCAGTGCTTTCTTAAATGCGTTTTTGAGGTTCATGATTATCTCCTTTCATGAAAATATAAAAAGAAAATGAGCTGGACTCGAACCAACATCCTCTACTGATTACTCAGTAGTGCTCTACCATTTGAGCTATTCATTTTCTTCATTATAGAGGTTGTAAATTATGCGAAGGAAAAGAGAAGAGCCCACGCTTAATAGGCGCAGGCTCAATGCTCTTTAGAAACCTATTTTACGTCTTGTTTCTTGCTTGACGGTGATGTATCCTTTTTTTACAAGATAATTATACAGTCTAGGAACATTCTTAACTTCATCGAGCGCGGTATTATACTCCTTTGTTGTATTGTCTTCAGCGAATATCACTACCATTAACTCCGGTATAAGCCCGCACGTTAAATAAATAGCGGATTTAGCTAAGACTCTACCAACCCATAAACCGGCTCCAATCTTAACGCAGTCCTTAAACTTGATTTCCATATAGGACACCTCCTTCACTATACGGCTTGTTTTTCTTGCGAAAATATCACAGCAGTTTTCCGACAAGTTCGCCAAGTTCCTTATCATTCAAGTTGAGACTGACGTTGAGACTCAACGATGTAAGGTCATCCTTATGAGACAAGAACAGGTCATTCACCCGAATATCAGTGGCACAGCCGAGCTTTTCCAAGACAGCTTTCTCAACGGCTTTCGATATGATGCTCTTAAAGAATTTGGTTTGGATTCTCATGACATCTTCCTCTGTAGGGTTGACTTTCGCGACATGCTCCTCATGCATTATTGTTTACCTCCCTAATAGCTTTACGGTCGAGACAGTGCAGATACAAATTGTAGTCTCCACGTCTTGTAATCATCCTAAACCGATAAATACCCATTGTGCCAATATACCAAGCGTTGAACTCAGTTGAGTCATAGTTTGAGTCAGCATTCTCAATACACCATTTTGTCATGGTTCTTAAATTCTTGAATGACCGCATGAAAGCGTCACCGACTTGACCCAATTCGGTTAGAATGGATTCATTTGACAGGTCTGGATTGACGTCAAAATAATTTGAAAACCAGCCAAATCCGTCATGATAAGACCTTAGGTAACCAACTTCGCATCTCGGATACCGTCCAGCTTTAGTAGCCCATACCTCAGGACATGGGTCTGTGTGTTGAAGCTTATCCTTAAGATTTGTGATTCTCACCATCATCCTCAGCTCCTTTCAAGAATTAGATATCTTCCTCATGCATTTCCGAGAACCTCCTCGACAAATCTTTTACTAAAACAGTGAATTCTAAAACCGGATACTGTGTTGAGTTCCTTATTAGCAATATCAAGTCTAAACTCGAAAATACCGTATTTTCCAACATACCACACTTTATAGGCGTTCTCGTTATAAGGGCAATGTTCAAGGTTTTCTTCGTAACACCATTTTTCAATAAATTCCGGATTAGGAAATTCCTCGATGAACTCTTCAAGGACTCTGTTAAACTCGTTGATTAACCTACGAGTTTCTAAACTACCATTTAGTCGTTCAGCTGTTATATTCCAGTGCCGAGCTTTTTTGCTATAACCAGCATCAAAATAACCCATTTCACTATCGTTTGCCAGACGAAGATGGCTCCAATAATCCGTATGGCTATTATTGAAATTTGTGGCATTTCCTAACTCTGGATACGGGGAGGTTTTCGCAAGATTATTTTTAAGATTAAGTTTCATAACTATGCTCCTTTCAAATATAAAAGGCAAGAGCCCATGTCACGCAGACACAGGCTCTCACCGTTTTAGCGGATAAACTTCTTGATTTTGCCGATTTTCTCTTTGCACCAGCCAAGAGTGGAAAACAGGCCAGTCACCTCTAAGTACCATACGCTCCACACCGCTGTAACGGCGTAGACCACGGCACATAGTTTGGCATAGCCTCCCCACGTAATCGGTTTGCTCCAGATTTTCCTCACAACAAAACACCTCCATAAAGTTTTTCCATTATAGAACTTGCAATTTTTGCGAATCACACTTCCCTCCGGTCAAATAAGGTTTCCCAGCGCTCCCTCTTCAGAGGCTTCATTTTTAAAGCCCACATGATTTGCCGTACAGACACAGTAGGGTAGAGGCCGTCTGTACAAACTCCAGACCGATCATCAAAATACTCTTTGAATTTAGGATGTAAATATATGGCATTGGCCAACCATGGATAAATATCTTGCCACCAGGTGTGCTTTGTATCGGCGTCATAGAATTGCTGTATCACAGCCAGTCCCTTGTCTCCGATTTTGAAAAGCGTGCATCTGCTGTAAACAGGATGCTCACATATATAGGTTTCGCCATACATCGCATAGTAAATATCAGGTGCTGTTGTGTGGTATCGCATTAGTTCCTCCAAAAGAAAAAGGAAGAGTCCCCGTAGGAACCCTTCCCCGATTTAGTTATGGTTTACTTATTTCCACTTGATGCGGCAGCTTTACTTATTGTTTTCTTCCCGTTCTAACACCTCCTCTTCGGTCGGGAACAGTGCGTAGTATTCGTCGTCATCCTCGAACCCATATCGGTCGAGCTCTACAGAATAGCCGCACTTGGGACAGATTAGAATATCTTCCCATTCATCTTCAAATTCCATCAATGCTCCGCATTCTTTGCAATAATACTTTCCGGTCCTAAGACCTTCTCTCAGTTTGTCGTTAAAAGTATCCATAGCGTAAATCTCCTTTCAAAGTGGTGGCTCCTATTATATAGCAGTCACGATTGATAGTAAAGAGATAAGCGCTTCTCTCGTTATATAATTTGCAAAGATTGCGAAAAACGAAAAGGCCGTGCGTAAAACACGACCAATTCGTCAAAAAAAATTTACAGTTTCGGCAGTTTGAAATTGCCGATCAGATTTCTGAATGTGGAGCTGGTGATGGAGCCAGTCTCCTCAAATCTGAAGCCCTTCTGCATCCAGATTCCGAAGAATCCGAGCTGCATAACAACCTTCGCCATGTCTGCTCCAAACTTGAAATATCTGTCTTTGGATTCCTCTTTTAACTTGTCCTCCTCCAGTTTCAGTTTGTATAACTTGGCGAGGTTGTCCACAGCTTCTGTGTGGTCCTCCTGTCCGGGCTGCATGTGAGCCAGGTTTGAGATCTCGCTCTCAATCTCCTTCTCCAGCAGTTCCTTAGCCTTGATTTCAGCCATTTCACATACCTCCTTAAAGTTTTCCATTACAGTGGTTGTTAATCTTGCGGAAGAATGTTCTTGTTCTCCACACGAAAAGCAACCTCTTCCTGCGTGGAAATATACGAAATATCTTCGTCGAGATCGAGAAAAAGAAGAGGACCGTCTTCATCAGATCGGTCCACTCGAAGCGTTCCGGAGTAATGGGCTTTTGCTTTCATAGTGAGATAAGTCACAAAAATTCCCGCAGCCATACCGGCGAGAAATGTACAGGTTAAAAGTAAAAAACAATTCATTGCAAACTCCTTTCGAATTTAAAGAGGAAGAGCCCTTGCGAACCCTTCCCCGAACTTTAGATACTGTTAGCGTACTCCCAGTCACGAACGTGTGCGATGCCTCGTGCCAGTTCTTCTTTGGTCAGCAATCCGCTGGCGTGAAGAGCCAAAAGTTCGTCGATACGACTCTCAGCTTTCTTCGACACCCCGCTGTTGTAATCCTCAGCAAACAACTCGCGATAACCCTCGCACAGGTCATTCCTAGATATACGGTACATCATAACAAATACCTCCTAAAAGTTTTTCATTATAGGCAATGTAAAAACTGCGATTGTTTTATCAATTTTTCCACCCGGGCATTTTTCAGATTATCATTTTAACAGGCTTTTACGTCACCTGCGTATGGAAAAATCAGAAAACATAAAGCTCGCAAAACTCAATGAGGATTGTCAAGGGGATTGCTACGGTAAAATAGAGTACTAGGGCACTGATAAACAGAAAGCCCAATACAATCCAATCCCGTTTTGTTTTCATAGTAAATACCTCCGATAAAAAAGTCAGAGCCCTTGTTTAGGGCTCTCGCTTTTGAGTTCAATAATCGAGTTTGACAATACCTTCCTTTTCACCGGTTTTAATCATTTCGGCGACCAGCAGTGTACAGGCCGACAAAGTAATAACACCGACAATAGCAATGATAGTAGTCATAAATAACAACTCCTTTGTATTTTTCTCACAATAGAAGTTGCAAATTTTGCGAAGAAAAAAGCCCACGTCACAAAGACGCAGGCTTTATTATTACTTTTGTTCACATTCTCCGAAGCATTCACGCAACCGTGCAATCTGCTCTTCCGACCACCCGTATTTTCTCAAATCGTCGTCGGTCAGAAATGTCGCTAAAGTCGCATAGTAGTCTTTTACAGCTCCCATAGAATATCAACTCCTTTCATTAAGGAGCTTGTAAACTGTGCGATTTTACTTCCTCATCTTACTCAGCAGCCAGAAGAACTTGCGATATCGGTCGTAGTAAGTATCCTTACTGGCCGGAATATCAAATCTAGCTTTGAGACCGTCGTAGGAATACCCTTCGGACACGGCCTTGATGATGTACGGAGCCAGGTCTTCATCGGCCATCTTGGCAGTCTTCTCAACCATTTCAATCCGGTCAAGGAAGAACAAACGTTCCTCAGCGGTCTTAGCGGTAGGATCACTAAACACTTTGCTCTGGGGGACATACATCTGGTCATACAGCTTTACTCCCAAAGAACTCACAGAAGAAAGGGCCTCCTGCCACTGCTTATACTGGAGACAGAAGTGTCTCAGTTCATAGAATCTGTGGCGGTCGACCCAATACTTGTGGTTGATAGATACCTCAGGACGAATATCAGTGCTCATTTTCTTTCTCCTTTCCAAATGTAACCGGTGTGTTCATACAGCCTTTTGGGCGAAATATAATAGTTAATTCTCCCGAACTTGCTGTCCATTTCTTCGATCTTAGTTACCAGCTTACCGTTTCTAGTAGCTTGACCGATGGGTAGCCATCCGACGACAATCCCCATTCTAACCCAGCAGGAATCTTTACCGTAAACTCTTGCCGCTACTGCTACTGGCACCGAACCGAATGCGAAGTTTTCCATATACTCATCCTCCTTTGTACGGCTAGTTTATTCTAGCTTAGACCTCCCCCATTCCTCAAAAACAACTCGGTGGAAACTTTCGTGGAGAAAGCAAAAGACCCTGTGTTTCCACAGAGCCTTCAATAGTTCACCTCCTAAACTGTTCTCCGCAATAGAAGATGCAATTTTTGCGAACCTTTCCATTTTGAAATTGTAGCGTCACAAGGGTAGTCCTCGAAATCTAGGTTAGACTGAGAAAGTGTTCCATTTACAAAGCCATCAATAATATCTCGCTCATAGTGTTTGAACGGGATCAATGTGTCTGGAAGTGTTCTATGAATGTGCCCGCAAGAAAGACACCTGAGTCGAGGAACCTGCTGCCAATACTTCTTTCCTCTTTTTGTCCGTACGATTCTAAGAACCTTGTCGTAGTATTCGGCAGAATGGCCACATCTAGGACAAGTATTTGTATTATTGCTCATTTCTTATTCACCTCAAATGTAGGAATTGACAAAACCTACACAATCATATATGATTAGAACGAACAACGCAAGAGAGGAGGAGAATATATGTTAATTAAATGTCCTGAATGCGATTTGCAGGTAAGTGATAAGGCATTTATTTGTCCGCACTGCGGCTATCCGATTCGTACGGATGCAAAACCACCAGTGCAACGGCGCAAGTCAAACCGCAGACGGAGACTCCCTAACGGCTTTGGTCAAATCAGTGAGATTAAGAACCGAAACCTCAGAAAACCCTTCCGGGCAATGGTCTCGGTGGGGAAGAATCCAAAAACCGGCAGGCCAATCTGTAAACCCTTGAAACCCGAATCCTATTTTGAAACGTACAACGATGCTTATGCAGCACTTGTGGAATATAATCGAAGTCCCTATGATTTGGATTCAGTTCTTACTGTTAAGGAACTGTATGAGAAGTGGTTCAGGGAATACACAGCCAAAGTTAAGTCCAAATCAAGTATCAGGTCAATCACATCAGCATGGTCGTACTGTTCGTCTTTATATGATATGAGGGTCATGGACGTCAGAGCAAGGCATATCAAAGGCTGCATGGAGAATGGGAAAGCAGTGGTGAAGGGGGTTGAGAAGGAGATCACTCCCTATTTGAAGGTTAGGGTGAAATCACTGTTCAACGTTTTGCTGGATTATGCGGTAGAGTATGAGATAGTGGAGAGAAACTACGCCAGAACATTTTCAGTGTCAGAAGATGTGGCAAAAGAGGTAGAGAATAATAGAGAAGGGCACATTCCTTTTACTAATGATGAAATATTGTTGCTTTGGAGCAATGTTGACACTATCGCTTATGTTGACTTGGTCCTGATTCAATGCTATTCTGGATGGAGACCACAGGAGCTTGGTCTTATTCGCATGGAAGATGTTGACCTTGAGAATTGGACTTTTCAGGGCGGTATGAAAACAGATGCCGGAACTAATAGAGTGGTTCCCATACATACCAGAATTAGACCACTGGTTAAAGCTCGCTACAAGGAAGCACAGGCGTTGGGAAGCGAATATCTATTTAACAACGTCGGAAAAAGAACTAAGGGTATAAATCTTACCTATGGAAAATACAAAAACCACTTCAATCGAATTGTTCGAGAATTGAACTTAAATCCCAGCCACAAACCACATGACGGAAGAGTTCACTTTGTCACTATGGCTAAGAAGTGGAAAGTCGATGAGTATGCTATCAAATATATCATTGGACATGCAATCCCTGATATAACAGAAAAAGTATACACAAAGCGCGGAAATGATTGGCTTATGGAGGAAATTGAAAAAATAAAATAAGGTGTAGGAACTGAGTGTAGGAAATGAGTGCTTGTGCAGGAGTGTAGTGTAGGAATAAACTAATGAAGTGATTTTGAGATTAAGAATATGAGTGTAGAAGTGGTGTAGGAATAAGTGGTTTTAAGAGGCGTTTCTACACGATGTATGGCAAAAAGAAACGCTGAAATATGAGTGAAAAATGGACGAGAGCCGTTTGTTAAGCAATAACAACTGTTGCATTTAAACCTCGTTTATTGCTCATATATGAGCGAAAATATAAGCCGAGTGTAGGAGTAATCAATGAACAACCTACACCCGGCTTATACTATTTAAGTTCTTGCGGTGAAAATATCACTCAAAAAGTTTGGCGGCAGCCCAAAGATACTCGCCATTGTGATACACGCAGAAGTATTCTGTCTTGGTTCCGATGACGTTGACAGCCGTGAAATCGGTAACGACTGGCAGATCAGTCCCCTTGCTGACTACAGACGCCACAGCACTGCTGCCACTAGGAAGTCTGCGAAGGTTTGCGCCCGAAGAATTGGTCACAGTGCGTCTACGAGTCTTGAATGGAATCTTGGTATCTTTTTGCGTCCCGGAAACAAACAGCGCCCATTCGGCTTTACGACGGTCAGTAAGCCCCTTAACGACTTTTCCTCCAGCATGATTGTAAAGGCAGATAGCATTCTCAATCTGTTTGATGGTTCTCTGGCCGTTAGCTGTCAGTTGGTCAATGTTCCCAATGTTGTACGCAAAGCTCACCAGCGCATCAAACTGGCTTTGAGTCCAATGATAAATATGATCGTATTTAGAGACTTTAGGCTCGTATTTCTTGGCCAGAGACGCTTTCAGCCATTCGTCAGCGGTCTTCTGGGTAATACTCATACCTTTCTTGATGGCGCATCCCGTGATGCTCTTATCCGCTGTAGTTGTGCCATAGCCGATGGTCCACACTCCAACGCGGTCCTGATAAGCCTTGAGGTAACAGCCCTCAAACCGCTTAATCAGAGTAATGCCTTTTTCACTTGTTTTCACGCAGCTCGGCCTTCTTTCCTGCTCCACCAAACACCTGTGCGAGTTTGTCAGGCATAATATCAGGATTCATCTGGCAAATGTTTTCCATGCTCGATCCGATCTCCATAAGAATAATATATACGCAGGCTCCTGCTCCAACTGGAATATTGACTCCCAGGTCTACGAACGTCTGAGCCTGGTCAATCATGAAGGCCGTCAGAAGGACGAGCATCAGTGCAGCCTTATGGAACAGACCCTGCCGCATGATTTTGCTGGAGAATTCCTTCTTGTAAAATGCCTTAAACAGGCCAGTAGCGAAATCCAGTACAATAAAATAGAATGAAAACAAATATCCCATATTTTTTCTCCTTAATGATTGGGCACAACGACAACAAGAATCTTAGACGTGAACGGATAGCCGTTAGTTCTGTCATAGTCGCTCTTAGACTTGTATTTGTAGAGTTTTCTCTTATTGCAGCTGAAAATATGATTATTGCCGACACTGACACAAGCATTGGAATTCTGGAAGTAAATGCAGCCGGCCTTCTTATACTTGTCCGGAAGATCCTTGTAGAGTTTGTTGACCCACACGACTTCGCAGTTCTTCAGCTTCTTATAGTTGGAAACGGCATCGGCAATGGTCTTCTTGCCATCACGCTTGGGCGTATGAGAGATGATGAAGCCTTTGTCCAGAAGCCCGGCAGCCTGCATGACGATAGAGGCAATGCGGTTGCAGCTGAGTGCCCTATACTTCAGCATCGTAGCGAGGCTCACCACCAGCTTCACATTTTTACCGCCGTGCACCTTTCCGATGCATTGAGGGTAAATGTCCTTGGCGGCGGCAACCACTTTAGCTCGAAAGTCGATTTTTTCAGTCTTTTTCGCTTCGGTTTTGTCGCTGAAATTTCCCTCAGCAGCCCAGTAGAAGCGATTGCCGTCTTTGATGCAAATATAAGTGGTGCTGGAATTGCCGGCTGTATTGGTGGATTTGAAGTCTATAACCACATCGGCCTTATCGCCTTTGTTGAGATGCTTAACGATTTGAGCGGAAGAAGAGGGCAGCGCCCGGAGGTT